GTGTTCTATCAACTCTCATATTTTGTAATGCTTGTTTTGTCATATCAATTCCCCTTTGGTTATTTTTTAATGCAGTATCTCTAACATACATTCCTGTTCCAAAAGATAATACTAAATCATCATTATAACCTGTTTGGGCTTCTGGTCTACCATTTTTCCAAATAAAGGTTTTCATTTCTTCTATTAATCTTTTTGATTGTATAGTTACTCCTTTATCACTTAAATATTCTTGAAATTTACCTATAACCATAGGTCTAGTTTTAGAAGACATAGTAAACCCAGGAACCATTTTAGAATGGTCTTGATATTTGTCAAAGTATGAATTAACATTTGAAAATTCACTTTTTTGTGAGTAATAAAGATTATTATAATTTCTATCTAATACAGTTTGAATAGTAGCCCATCCTATATTTGCATTTTCTATAATCAATAAAGCCTCATTATACTCAGTAGCTATACCTACTAATAAATGACCATATTCTTTAGTACCTATTTGGCCCTTATATTCTGCTACTTGTACATTATTTTCAGTATCCATAACATGAAAGGCTGAATAATCTTTACTGTCACCTCTTGATACATCAGCCACTACCATGTAATCTCTACTATAATCTGCAGTTTCCCAAATCCATAGATTTTGGTCTATGCCTCTTCTTTCTATAGGATCTTTAATAAAAGACTTTTCATAATATTCTAAATACTCAGGATAGAATACAACATCACCTGATGTGCTAAAATCACAATCACATTCTTGTGCAGCCATTCTAGGATCACCTAATAACTCATCTTGTTTTTTTCTCCATGCCTCATCTCTTTCAGGATGAACATACCAAGGTAATTTTATAGGTAAAAAATCATTTTCTGATGCTTCGGCTCTTGTCCATGTTTGGTGAAACCAATTACCTGTACCATAAGGTGTAGATAAAGCAATGCACCCACCACCTGTAGCTAGTGTTTGTTGAGCTGAAGCCCATATTTCTCCAATATTATCAATAAAAGCTGCTTCATCAATTAACAGCAAAGATACTGCTTCAGATCTACCAGCATCACTAGATGCAGATGTAGCTTTTATTTGAGACCCATTTGATAATCTAAGATTTAACTTATTATTTTCTGCAGCATCAATCTTAAGCCATGAAGGTAAGTTTTCATACATAAACTTTACCTTAGTAACCATATTTTTAGCAGTTTCCTGTTTTGTTGCTATACAGAGTATATTTTTATCTTTATGGAATGTCATTAACCATAATGAGTAGCCAGCACCTAATGTTGATATACCTAACTGTCGGGATTTTAATACTATAGAATATGGATTATCTCTAAATAAATTTAATACCTTCTCTTGAAAGGGGTATAAATTAAATTGAATTCTACCACGTTGGGGGTGCTGAATCTGACAGTATTTTTTCATAAAATGGGCAGGATCTTGTGCACATTTAAGGTATTCTTGTCTTATTACTTTTTTTAAGTCTGACATTCTTTAATTCCCAGTTAATAATATAAGTATAATAGCTGCTATGCTAGCTGCAATAGTTATTTTATTTTTACGTTTTTGTATTTGTAAATCCGTTTCTAATTTACTAGTCAATTCTTGAGAAACTTTAACTTGTTTAGATTTAGTTGATATAATAGAATTATAATTATCTATTTGTTGAGAATTGGTATTTATAATACTATCTTTCAAAACTATTTTTTGATTTAAAAGTAAAACTTTTTCTAAAGTAATAGATAATTCTTCTTTAATTCCATCACCTTCAATAAGATCTTTAATTATGAGACGTACTATCGGTTCCTCTAAAGATATCTTTGTTGTATCTATTTGTGAAAAACATTTCAAGCTCACTATTACTAAAAGTATCAACAGCAGTAACTTTTTCATTTATTGTATTTTTTAAGGTACTAATTTTACTATCCTTTAAACCTATTTGTGAATCTAATTTATTTATTGCCTGGTTTAAAGTATCTATTTTAATTACTAACCCACCATTTATTGTATGTAATGAATCAATTTTCAATTCTAAAACTTTAATTTTATTGTTATAATCTTCTACATAACTTGTATCCTCTGAAGAGAAAAATAACCAACAAGATAAACTAACTACTACAACTAAAGATAAAATACTAAAAACATTTTTTTTAAACGACATCTTTTTCTAGTTTATCAACTAAAGATTCTAGTTCTTTTTTTCTAGAAGTTTTTGTTTTTAAAGTATCTTTAATTTTTTCTTTTTCAGTTTCATCAGCAGCACTATATTTTTTAGCTAAAGATTTCATCTCAGTAGTAATATCTTTAAGTGCTTTAACAGCTAAATCAAGTTTTTTAAACTTACCCTTTGAAGCTTTAGCAGCAGCTACTGCTTTTTTATCATCATCTTCTTCTTCCTCATGTATAGCTGATTCAAATTGGGTAGATTTTAAAGCACCTGATGGGATTATAATATTATCTGCATCCCTTTCTAATTCACCTACAGATTGGAAAAATCTAAATCCCAGTTCATGTGGCTCACCTGTCTCTTTATTAATTAACTCATACTTAGCTCTATCACTTCCTACCTTAACTAACCTAAAGATAATATCTCTATGACGTGATAATAATTCTTTGGGAAAATCCATAGAATCCTCTTTTTCGGATAATTGTGATTGTAATTGGGCAGTTTTTTCAAGTTCCTTATTTAAATCCTTTTGATTTTCAACTTCTTCGGCACTAGCCTCTTCAACTTGGGAAGATGATAAATCATTTAAGATTTGCTCTCTAATATAGGATTTTAATTCTGATGCTTTCATTTCAAATGAGTTTATTATAAATATGTAGTGGGTGTGTTTCCCTCAATAAATGCTACTCTCTCACTAACTGTTAAACGTGGAGGTATTGAAATTATATTCTTAGCTTCTGTACCATAAAACTTAATTACTTGTTTAATAGCAAAGTCTATTTCATTCCTATAATCCTCATCTATACAACGTACACCATTATCTTCTAATTTAACTCCCTCCATTGGAATATAAAAAACATAATCATATTCGCTAATAAATCGTTTAGCATACTCCTCAAATAACTTTTTATCCTTAAATTTAATAGAATTAGCTTTTTGAGTAAATGCCATAACATCTATTATGGTTCTATCAGTAATCATATTTTCATTTAACAACTCAGCACAACGTTCAGCTAAAAATACAGTTTGACCCTTTAAGGTAGAATCAGTATTAAGTGGTATACCTAAATCACTCAGATACTTAGACCTTTCAGTAGCAAACTTGTAATGTTTAAACTTATTTGACTCTTTAAGAGCTTCTACAAGTGTAGTTTTACCTACACTCATAGTACCTGTTAATCCTATCCTCATATTATTGAAAAGATGCTTTAAATAATGGATTTTTTGCGGGAGGTAAACCTATCCTATCTCTTTGAGTTTCTTTCCACTCATATGATGAAAGCTCTCTACCATAAAGATAATACTCCTTGGTGCCATTAGCTCTAACTATAGCTGGCCCATCCCAATCATGTAATTTATTATCAAATGTTTTAATAATATCACCTTCAGGTGTTTTAAACTCTCTATAACTAAATCCTGTATCTATTTTTTTCATATTTTTTAATTATACTTAAATATACGTTAAATAATTAAGGTATCCAAATCTTTTAATATATGTTCTGCTACATATGTTCCTTGAGCGCCACTAACTGTTATACCACGTGCACTTAACGCATCACCTACAAAGTGCACATTAGGGTATGAGTTTAATGATAAATTAGTATAATCAACGAGTGGTTCCGGAGATAAATATTTTACTTCCGGCATGTATACGCCCCAATCATCTTTTAATGTTGGAAATACTTTTTTCATATCTTCAATAAAATCAATAATATATTGAGCATATTCCCCTAATGAATCATGTAGTGGATTTAAATCATCTACTTGTATTGCTGATACATTATTGCCTTCTGAGGTAGTAGATGGCTTACGTGTTGGGCTATAATATGTACCTGTATTATCTATTTGTAATTTTTTTACTGCATCTCTAGACCAAATAAATGGATCATCAATACCTTTAATCTCCATTAGTATACCAAAATTAGTCATGTTATTTCTAAATGATTCATCCTTTTTAGCATGACCATTGTAACTGTGATCTCCATATGTTTCCTCTACAGCAACATAAGCAGCATTATTATTGGTACAAAAGGATCTAAGCGATACACCTTCTTCATCAAACTTTTTATATAGTTTAAAATCATAAGATACATCAATAAGTTTTTGAAAGTGTTCTTGTGGTGCTTCAAATCTAACTCCTATTTGAACTGATTTGGCTTCAGTTGGTAAGTCGTATTGTTCAGCTAACTGTTTACCAAAGTCAATACCACTTTTACCTACACCAAAAATAAGTTTATCATAAAATAAACTATCATTATCCATATTAGCAAACTCAGGTTTAACAGATTTAAAAACTACTTCATGTGTTCTAAAGTTAATACTAGATACTTTTTGTTCCCATATGAACTCAACACCGTTATCTACTAAGAAATCATACCAGTTTTTACCTATTTCATGCAGATAATCTGTACCAACGTGCCACACTGGAAATAAGCGTAGCCCAAAATATGGTTTAATAAAATCAGGTTCAGCTTGAGGATCAGAACATTGTACTTCCTCAGGTTTAGGGTGAAATCTCTTAAAGTTATCTATTACATTATCAAATAACTCCATAGCCTTTTCTTCACCACAATATTTAGATAATTGCCCTCCAATAGAGGTATGATATGTTAGTTTACCATCACTCCAACCACCGGCTCCTAAAAAACCTTCCATTACCTCTGAATATTGTCTATCATATGGATTTTTACCCATATCAATAATCGTAATTTTACCATCAAAGTTGTTATCAATAAGTTTAGTAGCGGCATTTACATTTGCTACTCCTGCCCCAACCATTACTATATTTTTACTCATTTATTATTTTATTTTATACGTAAATATACATAAAAAAAGTGACTTCTCCAAATAGGAGGCCACAGATCTCATGTTGTTTATTATTAAAATCGACTAGCTATGAATTAGTCTATATGTTTATTTTCTTCTTTTATATGGTTATATATCTTTTAATTCTTTATATATTTCCATAGCTTCCTCAGCCGATACTTCTTCTTCTTGATAACTACCTTGATCAAAGTCTTTAAAATCTTTACCTGAGAATACTTGTGGATCAGATGCGTCTCCTTTTCCTACAAAATATAATTGGTCAAAACCAATTTTATTTTCTTCATCGTCTTCTGAATTTACTAATTGGTACATATAGCCGGTTTTTCCGTTATCGTATTCAACATTAGTAGTATAAAGAGTATACCCATGTTCTTCTTCTTCTGTAAGGAATTTTCTGAATGTGTTCAGTTCTTTCATTAATTTCTTCTTCTGGATGGGGTTAAACTCCTTATATAATCAGTTGGGTCAGATATTGATTCTAAATCTGATTCTTTAAAATCAAATGACATTGCATTTCTTCCTCTATGATTTAATTTTGCAACTGAATAA